CGTGGTGATATATATGACCCAGACTTAGAAAAATTTTATATACCTAAAAGTGTAGCAGATAAAATAAAAGCTATGACAGATAGAACAGGATATCTGTCTAAAAATGAACTTCTTGGTCCTCTTGCTCAAGCATTTGCTGCTTCACAAGGTTACTTAAAAAAAGGTAAAACTGTATATAGTCCATTTGCACATATTAGAAACTTTCTAGGTGCTATGCAAAACGTGGCTAACTCTGGTAACTGGGGAGGCATTGGTTCTTTTGCTAAAAAAATACAAACATCATCAGCAGATGATAAGAAAGCCTTTTTTAATAATATGAGAAGAATGGGCATATCCGGAACTAACGTAGAATTAAATCAAATACTAAATCGACTAACAGACTTAGGTGATATTAGTGAAGATAACTTAAAAGGTTTATCAGGTTGGGCATCTAGAAATTTAGTAAGAACAACTTCTCTTGGTGTTAGTAGTTTAGAAAAAACTAAACATGGTAGAAGAGTTTCTAGAAAATTAGAAAAGTTATATACTCAGACAGATGATGTGGGAAAGATGATGGCATTTCTTGGTGAAAGAACTAAAGCACAAAGAATGTTTGATGAAATGTCAGATGCACAAAAGAATGCTTTTAGAACTAAATATAGAAACACATTTGATAGAGACCCAGCAACACCAACAGAAAAAGAAGCTGAAAGAATGTTACGAGTTGCAGAAGTTGACATTACTAAAGAGTTTATTGATGGTCAAAAAGTAAGAAAGTTTAGCCCTAAAAAAGTATCTGCTACTAAAGCTAAATATGAAAAACTATTAAAAGAGTTTGATAGTAAAATGCTTGATGAGTTTGCTACACAAAAAGCACTAGATGTTATGCCTGTATATTCTAGAATACCTAGAGTATTAGAAAAGATGAGAGGCATACCTGTTATTGGTTCTTTTACTGCTTTTCCTGCAGAGAACTTACGTAATAAATATAATGTATTAAAATTAGGTGCACAAGAAATACGTGATGGTTTTGAGTTAGGGAATGGTTCACTAATTAGAACAGGAGCTAATAGGTTATTATCTCAAGGTGCTATAGCATCTGCACCAATTATAGCAGCATACGCATATAATGAAACAAATGGTACAGATAAAGTAATGCCTTTTGTAAGAGAATCTTTTCCTGAGTGGTCTAAGTATCATGCTTTACAAATTAGAAAAAGAAAAAACAAACAAGGTGAAGATGAATATGCAGTAACTGATTTAAGTTATAATAATCCAGACCAGTTTGTATTAGATATTATTAGTCCTTTAATGGTATCTGCAGCAAATGGTGAAGATGTAACAGCAAACTTAGATGAGTTATTTAAAGATGTTATCATAGGAACTGCAGAACCTTTTGTTGATAAATCATTAGCACTACAATATGCACAAGAAATGTTAGGTTTTATAAGAGCTGATAATCCTGAGATTGCTGCTGATAAGTTAACAAGAGCATATAAAATATCGGAGCCTGGATTAATAAAAAATTTAAGAGAAGTAGCAGGTGATTTAGGTGCATACCAAGCTATAGATAAATTTTCAGATGTTATGGGTGTAGAAGCAACACCTGGTTCTTATCTACAATCTAAATTAGAACCATTATATTATGGTGATAAAAGAAGAACAATTAGTGATGCAGCAAGTGTATCTGCATATTTAGCAGAGGCAGGATTAGTAGGAGATAATTTTTTAATACCTTTTACCCCAGCATCTAGAGAGACAATATTAAATCCACAAAAGCAGTTAGGCTTTGCTGTTAAAACTTTAATGCGTAATGCTAACTCTGATTTTAATATCGCATCTAAAACTATTAAAAATAGATTAAAAGATACCACAGCAAACTTTACATTAAAAGGTATGTTAGATTTATATAAAGATGCTATTGAAGAACAATTTGCAGCACAACAAGGTATAAACCAATTAGTAAGAAGTTTATCTGAGTTCATGTCAAAAGACGATATATTAAAAATGTTACGTAGTAAGTCTATTAAACAAGCTGGTAATCTTTCTGATAAAGAAATATTTGGTATCTTAGATGGTAGATTTATAGCACCTAAATTTGACACAAAGTTTTTTAAAGAACTACAAAGAGACTTTCCAGAGATGGAAAAAAGAACACCTTATATAGCTACAAAGTTTGCAGATTTATTTGATTTATATAATGATAGAAGTTTATTAACAGAATTACCAGAGATTAATATTAAAGGAGACTAAGATGGCAGATATGACAATGATATGGAATGCAATACTAACAATGGCAATAGGTGGATTTCTATGGTGGATACGTTCTACGTCTGCTGCTATTAGTAAAGTAAAAGATGAACTAGCAAAAGCTAAAGAACAAATGGCACTAAACTATGCCACTAAAGAAGATGTAAAAGATGATATGTCACAGCTTATGCAAAGATTTGATAGATTAGAAAGTAAGATAGATGATATGATTAGAAGGGCAGCCGAGAAGTGACAACTGTTTTTCTATTAGTGTTATATCTAGGTAGAGCACAGCAAGAAAGTAATATGATGTTTGCTGATATAAATAGATGTAAATACTTTGCAGCTAGGGTGATGAGACAACCAGCAAATCCTGCAACAAAACAAAAATATACAGCAATATGCAGACCAGTAGAAGTAGATTTAAGTAATCCAAAAGTTAGAGTTTATAGGTGAAAGGATATTACAATGATTGACCCAAAAGCATTAGATGCATTATATGCTACACTAGGTGATATACAGGCAGCTAATCAACCTGTAGAAATTATTGAAGAACAACAAAAAGCACCACCACAAAAAGATGCTTTAGTTGAAGAACTACTTGCACAAAATACTGAGGAACTTAGTGATATGTATGAAACTATGATGGCAGGTGCTGGAGAGTTTGGAACTGGAGAATATAAAGGACCAACTAAAAAACAATTAGGTTTAACACCAAAGGTTATAGTTGATGAAGGACCACAAGATTTTATGGTTAAAGAAGAGGTTATAACACCTAACGTGTTAAAACAACAAGTAGATTTAGAACAAGAATTAGAAAAATTACCACAAATTAAACCAGAGCCTGTAGTTGCAGAGCAATCTCAACCTGTAGAAAGTTTAGGTACAGCAATAGTAGTAGCACCTCCTGAAGAAACATTAAAAGATAAAGAACAACCTAAAGCAGAGGAAAAAGCAGAGGATAAAAAACAACCAAAAGGTTTTACTTTTGATGATACATTTACAAATTATTTTAAAGGTGCAGAGGGATATTTAAAAGAATATAATTTAGCAGGTGAGTATAAACAAAAAATAAAAGATAAAAGTGCAGAAGAAATAGCAAAAATAAAAAAGACTTATGATATTGGTTACGGACATAAATTAACAGATGAAGAGTTTAAAACAGGAATAGTGTATGGTATAAAAGTTAGAGATGATAAGGGTAATAAAATAGCATTAACTGATGAACAAGCTAACTTTATTTTAAGAAAAGATATTGAATCAAAAGCACAAGACACTGTAAGAGATTATAAAAATGTTACAGGTAAAAACTTTTTAGATTTAGATAAAAATCTTCAGAATGTTTTAGTAGATTCTGCTTTTAATGGTGTTCCTATAAGAGATACAAAAGGACTAAAAAAAGCACTTAAAGATAACAATGTTTTTAATATTATAAAAAATCTTACAGATAGAACTACATATAGTGCAGAAGTTAAAGGTAATGTTTATTTAGGAGATAGAAATAAAAGACTTTGGAATAGTTATTTAGATAAATATGCAAAAAATAATTTATCAGAAGAGTTATATGAGAAAGCTAAAAAATTAGTATTAGAAACTCATCAAGGACCAACACCCACAACTAAAAGGAAAATGGCACAACTAAGATAAAAATAAAATAATCCATTAACAATTAAGAGGCAAACATGGACCCAGTTACAGCATTTGGTGTAGCTACCACTGCATACAAAACTATTGTAGCAGGATTCAAAGTAGGTAAGCAAGTAGAAAGCATGTCTAAAGATTTAGGCAGGTGGATGGGTGCTATACAAGCAGTTAAAGAAGGACATAGTAAAAAGAAAAATAGAATGTTTGGCTCTGTAGAAGAAGAAGCCTTAGAAACATTTGCTATGAAGAAGAAAGCTATAGCAATGGAGAATGAGCTTAGAACATTTGTAAATTATAATTATGGTCCTAATGCTTGGAATGAAGTTATACGTATACAAGCAGACATACGAAAGCAAAAGAAAGAAGCAGAACTAGAGGCTCAAAGAAGGCAAAGACAAATGGTAGAGAACACTATTATAGGTGGTCTCGTATTACTGTTTATCTTCTTTGTTGTCTACGTTGTCTATCTTGTTATGACTGTCTAAGAATCCGGCTCTCTTACCAATATCTAAATAAAAATCTTTACCTAATATCTTAGCAGAGGCTACTAAATCTTCTTTTAGTTTCTCAGGGTCAGTCGTGTCTTCTTTTTCTTCCTGAGTTCCTCGTATCCTTGATAATAATTCTAATGCTTTTATTGCACTATTTGTATGCCCATTTGTTCTGGCATACTCATACTGCTTTTCTATTTCAGTAATAACATCTACATCAGTAGTTAAGTTTTGTTCGAGGTCCGTAATCCTTTCGAGAACCTCTTCGCTTTGTAGTAACCTGTGCCCTTGTCGTGCTGCATGGTCTTTTGCATAACCAGCAGCTCTCGCAGCTTCTGAAGCATTGCGGTGTAAAATATACGATTGACAAAACCTTTCTTGTTGCTCATTGAGTGCCATTACCTATAGTTACCCATTTCATACTTTTCATAAACTTTTTCCTGTACTTCTTCTATAACAGGTTCAGGTATATCTATAGATAATTCTGGTTCTCTATTAGTATTTGCGTTAACTAATATAAGTGAAAAGATAACAGCTAGTATCACAGTCACTAATATTATATTAAATTCTTTTGTCATTTTATCTCCTTTATTTTGTAACTTTTTTATACTTTTCGAAAGTCCTAAGTCCACCAAGACCGAGCATACCCATTAACACAGTCATTAAACTACCCATGTCAAACTCTGGTAGTGGTGGTAATGTTGCACCAAATAAAGCTGCAAAGAAAATAATAAACGGAGCTGCGATAAAGTGCCATACTAAGGCAACCCCACACGACCAGCCGATAAATGGTCTCCAACCGGCAACAAATATATTACTAGACTTTGCTTCTTCTTTGTTTATTGCTAACTGTCCTTTAGCTAACTCTTGTGCATGTTTTTCTGCCATTGTAGCTATTTCGTGTGCAAGTTTATTCTTTGCATCTTTGTCTTCTATAAACTTACCTATTAACTTTGTGGCAGGTCCAATTAAACTTAATAGTGCCATGTTATTTCCTTTCTATTAATTTCCATTCTGTTATTGATACTGGCTTTTCTGCTTTCTCATCTTTTAATACATCTAAACTGTAATGTATATTTAAATGCGAGTGTTTATCATGTAATTTTAATAATTTATCTGTCCAATACTCCGGAGTTTTTATATTAACGTGTACGTTTCTACCATCTTTAAACGTTTTTAGTGCTTTGTAACAAGCTATAGTTAAGAATATAAATTTTTTACCATAAGAAAAAACTTCCTCTAAAATCCAATCTACATCCTTTTCATCTATGTGTTCAATCACATCTGTGCACAATACAGCATCATATTTACCTTTAGGTAATTTATTGTATTTAGGATATGCTGGGTCATATAAAGAGTAGAAATCTAGTTGCCAATGTTCAGGTAAAGGTTTATCTAATACTAAACTATTACTTTCATTTATTGCTAATTTATTATAATCTAAATCGTTATATAATAATGCTTTTCCACAACCATAATCTAATAAACTTTTAGCACCTTCTTTAAAAATAACTTTAGTAATTTTGTTTATATTTCTTC